CACGCCCTCTCCAAAGAATGTTAGTTTCCCCGTTCGGGGATACTAACAAACTCCAAGGTTGGCTAACCTAGCCAAACCCATGACCAGGAAGTACGTATGCCCTGGCCGGGCACATACTCTCCGGGTTTCAGCCCGACGGAAGAGAGCTTCTTATCAGAAGCCCAAATCCCGACAGTCTGATGAATTTCTTCATCAGCCGCCTGATCGAACCAATCTCCGGTAACTCTACTACGACATCCAACAGCTAGCTCTTTTCTAAGGAGCTCGTTCCAGTCTGGTTTACGCAGGGCGAATGCCCGGGTAATCGGCTGGAGGATGCGATATTCTCTTCTTTGCAAGGCTTTGTTAAACCTAGCGTGGAAGAAAACATCATTGCTGGCACTCGTGTTACACCGAATTGTCCCAGGAATGGGTAATTGGGTTCGAGGAAAACGATAATCAATAAGATTTTCGATATAATCGATAAATCTCAAAGATGAATCGTAGCCAAACTTTGCAATTATATTATTGCATAAGTCCGCGCCAACTAGTAGGTTAGTGTGAGACTTATTCAGGACTTTCCGAACTCTTACGGGTGTGACGTTTTCACCTAAGTGATAATCACCACCGCAGGATTCTCGAAAAGGACCTGAATAGAAGCTCTTTTCTCGATTGACAACAAGATCAATCGATTCCAGAGCTTCCATAACCACCTCACAGTACTGTGAGGCGACTATGATGTCGTCTCCGTACACGTAAACTTCGGGTTTTCGGACCCCAAGTTCACGTAGTTTTGCCCACGCGCATGCAAAAAAGATGAGCGCTTCAACTGGAAAACAACAAGCACTACCCATAGGGGCGAACTTGTTGAGTTCTACTATCTTACCATTAGGGAGTAGCGTCCTCTCTGAGCGACTTGCTTCGAGAGCTCGAACCCAATCAGCAGGAAAAACCTGCCGAACAAGATCGAGAGATACTCTATCAGACGCTTCCTTCAGGTCAATCGTGGCCCAAAAACCATTCTCGCTTCCGAGTTTGGCTAAGGCCCGATTATAACCTTGGTGTGTGAAATTCACATAACCACGGGTAAGATAATGGGTCTCGATATGGTCATAGAGATATCGCTGTTGACCTTTCTGAATATACATTAATTCAGCAGGTTCGCAAGAAATAACTCTAGGACCTCTCGAGTCCTTTGGCACTAAACAAACACGTGCCATCGGATCCTTAGTTTCCGATAACTCTAATTTATCATACTCATCTACAAGATGACTATGATTAAAGAAGAAATAATCGGAATACGGGTAGACAGCATCAAGCTTCGGATAGTACCTAAGCTTGTGCCATTTATCCTGATTTTTGGTCCTGCAGGCGGTTGCACCGCCAGCGTGGGTTGGGCGTATATCGAGAGGATTAGTATTACACAAAATCCTAGCGATGAGACGCTTCATCCCAAGTCTCAGCTGATCTTTCGGGTATTTTTCGAAAGGTCCACTGCTACTTCGAAGAAGATCTTTATCAGTTTGAATAAACTGAGTAAGAAAATCTTCAACAAGGACTTTATCATAAGGTACCTCCAGTTTATAGAAGACGTACGACAGTTGTCGGACGCAATCCACGGCGAGGGTATCACCTTCTAACGCAAGCTTGACAGCTCTGCCCAGAAAAATGGGTAGAGGCAATCCATCGACTTCTCTTTTGGAGAAAGCCATTGGAGGTTTCCATTCCTTTGTGGAATGAAATCTATCAAGTGCCCGTCCAATAGATGGTAGAGCAATCGTTAAAAATGACAATCCCTCTTGGCCGCATCGTTCGATCACGGTTTGTATATCCCGTTCATCTACTAAATGCGAGTAGCGTTGGTTACGCGCTAGGATTGTCCACAAAAGACAATGGCTTTTCAGATCACCGATATTCATCGATCGATCTCCGAAGAGCTCCTAGGGCTAACTCTAGTCAATAACACCCTTCACAGACCGAACAGCCAGCGAAAGGTCGCTACAAACCTGATAGATCGAAACTTGTTAAGTTTCGTTATTCAGGACGGCGGTCACATTGGCGTTCGAGCCACCTTCAATGAGAAAGTCAATAAGAGAATTGACCATCGCAATCAAGATGGCCGCCGTGACAGCCGTATTGGCTGGGCGGTGGATCACCAGATAAACTGATGGTGTCGCCGGCACAAGGTTTGCGTCCACGACCGTTTGATCGTAACGCACCAAGTGTCGCTGTGCACCGTCTTTCATTGTCTCGTGAGAAACAATAATCTTTTTCTCCGCGGGGAGTGTTAATCCCGCAACGGAGAATTCAGATCTACCGAGGTCC